GAGTAGGACTACGACGCCTCAAGGGCTGACAAACGAGCTTCCATTGCTTCGATCTGTTCCTTTTGACGCTTGATCAGGTTCAGCAGGTGAGGCACGAAGCGGTCGTAGGCAACGCCTTCGGGTTCAGGCTCACAGGGCGTTTCAATTACGGAACCGCTTTCGCCGTAGGTAATGTCAATCGTTTTCCAGTGAACAAGACGTGGGTCAATGGCTGCAACTTCTTCTGCAATAAAGCCCCAGTAACTATGTTCTGGACAGTCCGCCTCACAAGTAGACCGATACCAAACAGGCCGACAATTTAGAAGAGCATCAGCGTATGAATCTTGAAGCGTTTCTATGTCGGTTTTATACTTTTTAGACGATGTGCTTCTACGCATACCGCCGGTGGCATCGACATTAACATTGGCAGCATTAGCTGTAGTGAAGTTGTAAACGCCAGGCATGTCAATGAAGCCATTCTGGCTAATCCTCATCCGCTCCGTCGGGCTGCTCGCTCCGTCGGCGGTAGTGGAGAACACTAGGCGGCCCGGCATGTCATTATTGCCAGGTGTACCATCTACAATCGCCTCAATAGATGCGCCAGCTCGGAACTCGTCCCCATCAGCACCAGCAAAAACAACTTCGCCTAGAGAATCACCGCTAGAAACGGTCGTTAAACTACCAACTGAAGTACCCCTGCTTTTTAGTAGCTGAACTGACGGCCCATTGGTTGTATTTTGGAATCGAGACAGCGAGATACCTGTATCGCCAGTATTAGCAAAATAAGCATTTAAGCCGGTGTAGCTAGTGACATTAAGACCAGAGTGAGTAGACGTGCCAACTAAGAGCCTGCCGCTGGCGTCGATCTGCGCCCGCTCTGCGCCCGCTGTTTGAAACTTTAGGAATCCAGATTCCTCGTTGGAGATGAATGCGTTAACACCGTTGTTGTAGATAAGCAATCCGTCGGACGCAGTTGCACCGGTGGAAGTATTTGTGAGCTGAATAACGCTAACGGCATCACTTGCGTTTATTTGTAACTCATAATTAGGCGCAGTAGAGCCAATCCCTACGCGGCCTTCAGAATCAATACGGACTCGTTCATAAACATTATCTAAGTTGGAAGTCGCGGTTGGGTGAGTATAAAAACGAAGATCCGTGCCCCAGTTGCTTGTTGTTATGCGAGTTGAGGCGATGCCTGCCAGCAAAGCACCACTGTCAAACCAAATACCATTTCCATAATTACCAGTGGGAGAGGCGGGATCGGAAACAGTTATTCCCTGAGCATTGGCACGAGTTACAGTAGTGCTACTTAAGTCTCCGCCGGTTTGTCGAATTGTAAGAAGTGTTGCGCCGCCATTGACAGGGCCAGTAGTCCCCAGACCTAAGCGGCCACTGGAGTCCAGGCGCATGCGCTCATTTGTCGGAGTCGAAGTCCCACTAACGCCTCCATCACTATTTGTGCAAAACACCAGCGGAGCGTTAGATGCCGACGCGATATAGAAGCTGTCAGATCCAAGACCAATGTGACCATTTGAAAGATTATTGCTCCTGAAAAGCAACATCCTGTCATAGGTGCTTACTGTATTTGTGTTTACAACATTAAATCGTGAGGACGTAAAGCCGTTATCTGTTGTGATTACGCCGGAGCTATCAACAAACAACCGCCCAGTGCCATTAGTCGAGATGGCTACTTGGTCTGCGCCGGGGGAATAAATGCCGGTGTTAGGGTCGCCGGAGAACTTCAGAGACGGAGTACCAGCACTACCAAGAGCAAGAGCAGAGTTCGATCCATTCTCACGCATTTGCGGATAACCACCCGCTTGAGCACCGTCATGAACGACAAGTACTTCTTTATCAGTATCAACAGTAACTTCACCAACAGCACCAGTGAATGTGCTGTGTTGTGCCGTAGTACCCCTACGACGTTGAATTTGAGTAGTCATAATTAAACAAGAACACCGTAATCAGAAGTTGTACCAACAGCATTTGTAATCAGACCCCAATCAGCAAGGTACTGAAGGGTCAACAAAGCACTTGCCGAATTAGCTGCACTAGACGCACTAGTTGCCGCATTTGAGGCAGAAGTCGAAGCATTGCTTGCCGATGTACTTGCTGCAGATGCACTAGAAGCGGCAGCAGAGGCACTGGAAGCAGCGTTAGAGGCAGATGTACTGGCAGCACTTGCAGACGCAGCAGCAGCCGACTGACTAGCAGCCGCAGCAGCAGCATTGCTATCTACAAGAAGGATTTCATTGATGTTGTCAGAGATTGTCTGTGCAACATTACTACCAACTACCCAACGTACAAAGGTGTAGCTATGAAGAGTAGAGGTAGACAACACCTGCATACCGCAGTTGCTAATCGGGCTAGTACCCGTGATACCAGTGATGGTCACTGCAGTTGAGTTACTGGTCGTAGCATTTGTAGAAACACCGGACCCATTCCAGGTAAGTCCAGTGGCATCCGTGACTGCTACCAGAACACCAGCATCCGGTGAGCCGCCAGCATCAACAATGCCAGCATTCGGGAAGGTAACTTCAGAGTTGACTACAACATAGGCACCAACATCATTGATCAGGTCAATCAGTCGGTTGTTGATTGCAGCAGTGGTAGGAATCGTTGTGTCATTAGACACCCATGATTCATTCGATGCGATTGTTTCGGTAGTCTTGTTCCAACGCTGAGCATCAATCTCAGTTTCAGTGTAATAACGGTTATCGAGCTGTCCAGCGTTGAGTTCAGTCTCGGTGTAATAGCGATTGTCTAGCTGGCCTGCATCAAGCTCAGAAGCGTCGTAAACGTTGGCTTCCAGAGCGGCCTGTGCGGCAGCAGTAGCATTAGCAGTGTTGAGAGCTGTGGTGGCGTTAGCAGACGCAGTGTTGGCTGTGTTGACTGCAGTCGTTGCATTAGAGCTGGCTGTGTTGGCGGTAGACACAGCCGCACTAGCGTTGCTAGAAGCTGTGTTAGCCGTGGCTACAGCAGCACTGGCGTTGGTAGAAGCAGTGTTAGCCGTTACAGTAGCTGCATTGGCCGTGGTTACAGCGCTGTTTGCCGTCGTTGTCGCAGCATTAGCAGTGGCAATAGCAGACGTAGCATCTCGGTTTGATTCCTGCGTCACATATAGGTTCTGAGTGAAGTTATCATTCAGATCCTGAGAACGAATAGCAGAACCCGGATAGAACTGAGCAGCAAGAGCCGCGTCATCAGTTACACGGTAGATCCGAATAGCAGCTCCATTAGCAGGTGCTGTATTGAATTGGATCGTGGTAGCGTTGGCTAGGGTGTATGCAGTTGTAATTGTGCCATTGACACTTACTTTGATGTCAGTGGTCTCAAGATATGGGAAGGTAAAAGAAAAGAGGACGGTAGCTCCGTCCCCTGTATAGGTATTCTGAGTGACAGCCATTACTACTTAGAAATAGAAAGGATGCGCTCTAGGGCGACATCGGGGCGATTCGACTTCTGAAGAGCTTCTGTTGCATTGCGATTAATGGCCGCATTACGTAGCTCTGGATACTGTTGATAGAGTTGAGCTTCAGCAACACGCTGAGCTTGATTGAAGATTTGCTTAATACGACGGTAGAACTCGGAGTTCTGCACATCAAGACCACCTTGAGGATCGGAATCCTCGCCAGTAGCGCTACGGATGCCAAGATCACGGATCTTTTGGTAGGTCTCCATTTCCTTCCTGATTGCAGGCTCTTTGAACAACTTCTCAAGCTGTGCTTCAATGTTCTGCTGACCAATCAGGTTCTGGTAACGAGACCGAGTTTTAGCGTCAAGGCGATTGCCGTTACTATCAGTGGACAAGGTGCGGACAACATCAAAGCCACTCTCACGGAGCATGCGTCGAGTAGGGTTATCAACAAAGTTGATCTGAAGCGGAGAGACCGCATTAAACAGTCGGACCATCGGATCGAACTCCCGGACTACAGAACCGTCAAGGATGTCGAACTTCTTAGGAAGAAGATCTTTAACCATCGGGTTCCGGTTTGCGATGGTCTGAAGCCCTTTACGGAAGTCAGTATCAAGCTCACGCATTCCTGGGTTCATGATGTTCGCAATTTCATTACGAGCACCAGCCCAAGGGAGTTGGTTGTTGATCAGGTTGCCAGCCCACACAGAAGATTGTGCCGGGTTCAGCGAAAGAACTTCATTGAGAGGACCAAGGCCAGCAAGGAAAGATTTGTTGCTGACGTTCATGCCAATGAGGTAGCCAAGTTTGGCGTACCAGTTCTGCATTGCAGATTCACCAAGCAGATTGGCGTTATCTCCAATGTCAGCCACCATCGACAGGAATGACGTGAATGGCTCAAGGGAGTCGTAGCTCAGCCATTGATCACCAAGCTTGATGGAACGTGGTCTCCAACCAGCTTGAATCCAAGCATTGCGTTGTTCACGGTCAGCAGGACCATTACCTGTAAGGCCACCGCTGAAATAAAGGCCAATGGCAGAGCCAACAGTGAGGTAGCCAGCAGCAATACGGCCACGCATCATCGCCTGAGCTTCAATGAGCTGTGCAGGATTGGTGATGCCGTAAGGTGCAACACGTTCTAAGTTGTCAGCAGTAGCACCTAGAACAGTCTTTACCTCTTCGTTAAAGCGAGCAAGTACAGGAGTGTGCTTCTGAACAAGTTCAAGAGCGTTCCAACCAGTTCTCATGAACATGAAGAACGGTCGGACAAGCGGTTGGTTCTGAACAAAGCTTTCAATACGTGAAATGTTCGGGCCAAGAGGAAGCTTCAAGCCAGCTTCATCAGCCATACGAATAGCGTATTCAGATTTAACAATCTGTTTCTTGTAATCGAAGACCTGATTGATGAACTCCTTCTCGTACTTATTGACGAGTTCACCCATGTTCTTACCACCAGTCTCATCCCATGCCTTGCTGAATGCTTGCATCTTGGCATCCATGCGGCCCATGATCACACTTGTGCCAGCATCAATAGCTGACATAGTGGTCATCGGGTACTTAACTCCAATCCAATTATTGAAGTCATAGAGTGTAGTGGTTAGGTGATACATGAACTTCTCGTTCACGGTCCCCTGCTTTTCAATAACTGCACCAACGTTCTTCCACTGATCGGTCATCGTCAGCGGGATACGCTCATTAGCAAGATAGGGGATGTCCGGAAGGTTATTCTTGCCCGCCACAAAGGCTTTGTTAGCAATTGTCCAAGCCTCACCAATGGACTGGAATGATGTCTTCATTAGAGACATGCCCATTGCGGTAGCCTTCACATCACCACTCAGAGCGCCACCAAGGACGACTGTCATGGGCCTCATGAAGGTCGTGAGAGTGTTACCCATAGCAGCCCTTATAATGGTCTTAGGGCCGCTTAGAACGCTGTTATACATGATGCTGGTGAGGGCATCGATGAAAGCACTTCGCTTGCCGCCCTTCAGAGATTCCCAGCTAAAGATCTGATCCTTAGCAAACTTGTACATCTCATCAAGAGCTTTGACATTACCATCAGCAATGGCAAGTACATCAAGGTAATGACGCATCATCTCAGGATCGTTCTTAAATAGATCCTTCAGACCAGTGACAAACTTCTTGACATCATCCTCCTTTTGACGGATACCAGCAGCAAAAGCAGCAGGGTCAGTCTTAAGACCGTTCAGCTCAAAACCACGAACATACTTAGAACGCCCAGTCTCCATCAGCATGAACTCCATACGGTTCATGAGAGCTTCAACCTGGCGGTCATTCGACATGATGCCGTCGATAGAACGTCCAGCCTGTGCAAGGTCGCTGATCTCACCAGCAGTTGTGTTGATGAGCATCTCAACAGCACGGTGATCGATCAAACCCATGAACCGTGACTCGCCGGTCAAGGGATCACCACGTTTCAAGTAGTTATCAGATTCTGCAACAGCTTGCTTGAGCTTCTCGATGTCAGAAGGATCTTTGATTACTTCATCAAGAATGTCGATGTAGCGAGCAGTTGATAAGGCTTTGAGTTGTTCGACATTAAAGCCACCCATCACCTTTGCCTTACCTTCAACACTCTTGGCGTTATTCAACTCAATTTCAAGGTTCTTAGCTACTGATTCAATGACCTTACGTCGAGCGGGATCAAACTGAGAAAGACGCTTTTCAAGGGCAGCTTCTGTGTAGACAGAAGGGCGGCGTCCATTACGCAGGATGCCGTCAGTCTCCATCTTGTATGCATTGACAAGAGACTTGTAATAGCCGCCTTTACCAGCAGGGCTAAAGAGGCCCTTGTCTGGTCGGTCATAGAGGGGTGAGTTAACCCAAGCATTAGGTTCTAGACCATCAGGATCATCGTCAATAGCTGTCTTTACCTTCTCATCGAAGTTGGCTTGACGACGATCTGCACTATCCTTGATCTTAGCTTCAGCAACAGCGTTAGGGTCAAGAGTATCGTGGATTTCCTTGTACTGCTTATTCAGATCTTTGCGAGCCTGTTCAAGAGCGTTGAACTCAGGATCAGTTTCACGAAGGAATGAGATCTGATCTGCAGTCAGTTTGCCATCAGGATTAATCTGAGATGCCTTGGCAGCAAGACGCTGCTGTACGTCGTTGAGTGCTTTCTCGGTATCCTGAAAAGACTTGAGAGCATCTTCAGCCGGAACCTTAGCTTCCTTTGCAGCTTTAGCAGCAGCTCTCCATCCGAAGAGAACATCAGTAATAGCACCAAGACCGAGACCCTCGACAACGTTCTTTGCCTTACGTTCAAGCGGGGTGTCGTTCTCTTCAGTAACAAGCCAGTCAGGAAGCCATGGCATCAACTTGTTGGCTTCGGTAGAGAGTGTTTCTCCTTCTGAGTAAGAGCTAGTGAAGTCTGCTGCAGCACCAATGATGGCACCTTTGGTAGCGTCACGGACAATACGACCCTTGACAGTACTTGCAGAATCAGCGGCAAGTGCTTGACTGAGACGATTAGTCCCAGGTACACGAGCAGCTTTAGCCCCCTTTGCAGCACCACGAAGGATGCCTGTAAGGATTGCATACTCACCAACACCACGCAGAAGGTTACCCCACACGGTGCGGTTCATAGGCTCAACTTCGTCAGCGACTTGAAGCCATGTTGGTTTGAAGTCAGGGTCTAAGAGCTGTCCAGTCAGTGTTGCTTCAGCAGTCGCACCAATACCTTCAACAGCATCGATACCAGCACCAACAACAGCAGTGCCGACTTCTTGAATGGGATTAGGAGGACTTGCCTGATCAGCAGCAGCTATGGTTCGATCCTGTTGCTGCTGCCGCTTCTGAGCCTCTTGGGCTTGGATCTCAGCAGCTTTTGCTTCTTGTTGCTTGCGATACTCTTCATCATCATCCAATGAATCAAGAGCAGCTTTATCCGCTTCTGCTTGTTGTTGGCGCAGAAAGTCATAAGATGAGCTTTTCTCAGCCCATGAAGGATTGTATGATGAAGTCATAATTAGATGTCAGCGTAGATTTGAGAAGCAATCCACGATGGGTCACGTTTGCCTCGTGTTGTTTCTTGGATACCAGAAGGACCAGAGAGATGTTCAATGTGGATGTGAGGGCCAGTAGAACGGCCAGTATTTCCAGACAATGCAGCAACCTGCTTTGCACCAATGCGTTGTCCAGGTTTAACCTTGACCTTAGAAAGGTGTGCGATACGGACGACATTGCCGTCTTGTAGGCGAACATCGACGAATCCACCATACCCGCCATTGTCTTTGTCAGGGCTGCCGACTTGCAGAATAGTTCCAGGTTGTTTGAAACTTAGCTTCGTGCCTACACCTGCACCGTAGTCATTACCTTCATGGGGTTTTCTACGGAAGCTTTCCTGCTGCATAAAGCTGGAAGTCTTAGGGAGCTGTGACAGTAGACGCTGAGCAGGAGCAGACATCAGCCGAGAGTCACGCCAAGCAGAAGTAGTTCCACCAGTAGCAGCACCTTCCATCAGCCATGCACCAGCACGATTACGATGCTGAGAGCGCATGTTCTTGATGTGTTGGGTCAGTGTTCCGTTGCTATCGGCACCAATGACTCGACCTTGAGCACGTGCTCGACCTAGATAGGCAGGCGCTTGGACCGCTTGGTACAGCATCTCCAGACCATCACCAGGCTTGATTCCAGCATCCTTTAGGTAGCGAGTTACGGCTTCAGCCATCTGCATGGCGTTCATCCCCTTCCTCACACCGTACTTCTGTTGGTTATAGGGGGAGAACTGAATCCAGCCAAGATAGTTGCCACCATCTCCACCCATGATGTCAAGTCCACGACGATAACTACCAGAGACAAGAGATCCAGCAGTTTCGTAGTTGATGAAAGTAGCGACATCAACAGGATCAACACCAAGGTTAGATGCGATGTATTGGATAGCCTGACGCTCTTGACCAGGGCCTACAAGGCCAGCCCCAGTAAGTGCTCGACTTGTACGTGCAGCAGTAGGTGTACGGTCCAGAAGCTCACGAAGTCGTGGGCTCATCGAAGATTCGACAACACGCTGAACGTATGGGCGTTGACGTGATGGAAGATTAAACTTATTTAGCTGTGCATCAATGATCGCAAACTCGCTCATCTCCTTCCCACGAGGAAGAGCATTCTGGATAACACGAATACTGTCAGGAATAGGAGAGTCAGGATTGACAAGAGCTTCTGCCTCCTGTCGTGTGATCAACTCTCTGTTGTAGACAGCAGCCTGACCACCATTGGATACTTGCGAAATGATTCCAGAGACGCGGTTGCGGGCAGCAGCCATTCCACCCTTGCCACCAGATCCACCAGCACCCCAGCGATAGAACTCCTGATCACCAGGATTAACGCTGTAGGTTCCGTACGGCTTGGACGGATCTGAATTATCTTGCTTGATCTCTGTAATAATGTCCTGAGCAGCTTTTGAATAAGCAACCTGCGGTGACATGTTCGGTCCACCGCTCTGCATATAGACGCGAGCACGTTGATCAAGTTGAGCTAGTGCATGAGCCTCTGCAAAAGCGTACGAAGGGTTTTTAGCCCCTCCGGTCCATTTGATGGCTTGAAGCAGAGCGTCTTTGATGCCCTTACCGTACTGCTCCTTTACTGGAGCGAGTTCAGTGGTTCGCTGCTTGTCCTGCTCCTTAGCTCTGGTTAGAAAATCACCAACAATGTCAGGGGAATACTTTCCAGAACGAAGCTCAGCTACAGTAAGCTCTTCTTTGGCGTACAGCTCATCTAGATGTGCTTTCTGCTCAGCAGCAGTTCTAGCTTGAAGCGTAGAGTTTTCTCGATACTGAAGGAGACGCTGGTCAACCTTTCCATTAAAGAGCTGTCGAGACTTTTCAATAACCTGATCAACGATTGCAACATCAGCACCATTAGGTGTGGCGTTTAGTTCGTTGATTGCCGTATCAGACCAGTTCTCCAGACCTTGAGATTCTATTCGATCTTGCAGATCTTCATCTGCTGCTGCTTGTGAATCAATCTCCCTGAAGGCCTTAGTGAACTCAGCACGGCGTGCAGCACCCCAAGGAACCCCAGGCAGGTATGATTCTGATTCACTGAACGCTTCGATGGCAGCCTTATTACCAGTCTTGACAAGATGATCAAGTACTGCAGTAAAGGCACCTAGAGGCGTGAAGCGTTCACCAGATTGCGGATTGCGTAGATGCCTGTACGCTTTGAGAGTATCGTTGATTGCAGTTACTGGGTCAGTATTGAGACCAGCATCAAGGCGGAAGTTTGCCTCCGATAATGCATTCTCATTCTCAGCACGTTCAAAAGCAGTACGCTCTTGATCCAGCAGCTTCATCTCAGCTTGACGCATTGCAAGAAGAGACTTTGAGATCAACGCTGGATTGACATCAAGCAGACCTTGTTGCTTAACAAACTGTTTGAAGAGTACCTTGTTTACAGCAGCACGTTGATCTGGACCCATGTGGGTCTTAGGCGTGATGACTTCTACCTGACCAGTATCTGGATTGACAAACTGAACCTGTGTCTGGTCGTCATTCTGATAACTATCCTCAAGGTATTGAGAATACATTGGAACAGCCATGTCAGCCATAGCCATGGCACGACCAACACGCTGAGCTTTGGATAGCTTACGGACAGCACGTACTGTCTCAGGTGCAGCTCCAGTATCTTGAAGCCCATCTGCAGTTGTCTGAATCAGCTCATCTGACTGCCTTAACTGAGCAAGACCAGCTTCTGCTTTTGCTACTTCAACCGGATCAGGTCCGTTGACAAGCGTATCAACATAAGCTTGGGCCTTTTCATCTTCATCCTTTTGCTTCTTCCAGTTGACCACAGCCTGAGCAATGGTTCCAGAAAGCGGAGCGAGGACACTGAGTGCAGTAACTTGCTTATCGAGGTTGGCTGCAGATAGTCGGGCATCTTCAACATTCTGCCTCATCCGCTGCTGAACAGCTTCCTGGTAACGCTGATTACTGCGTTGCATGAACTCAAAGTTACCAGCTCTATTCTGTTGTTCAAGTTGCTGGGCATTTTGCATCCCAGAGAAGTAAGCATTCCGTGTTTCACGCTCAGCACTTTGGTTTTCCCTCATTTGCCGTAGCATTGAGTTGCCTTGTTGACCTATTGCATCAACGCTGGCAGTGCTGAGCTGAATCGGATTGAATCCTCTATCGCGGGCGTACCCTTGATACCTGATTTGCTCCATTTAGATACCTTTTCTTAAGTGAATGAACCACCAAACATCTTGTATGCTTCAAGTCCAGAGGTGACAAAGTTGTTGGCAATTGCGAGACCTGAAGCGGCGGGCATTGTGTTGACACCCTTCTTCGGCTTCGGCGGCTTCTTAGGCTTAAGCGGATCGAGAATCGTTGCACGAGGCATTGCCAAGGGTGCAATCGGATCAGGAGCCCTCAGAGGCTTGAGCATGCGACGAGATTCAGCAGCAAGATCAGCACCGTAGCGATCAAGAGCAATCTGGCGAGAAGCAGCATTCGTCTCTCGTTGTGCGCTCAGAAGGCTCTCTGCAGCAATAGCCTGGTTACGACCATAGCCTGCAAGAACAGAACCAAGGCTCTTTGCAGCAGATCTACCAGACACACCACGTGCAACAACAGCACCTTCTTCTTGTAGCATCTTAACCAACATGTCTTGTTGATCAAAAGCCATACCAGTTAGAATCTCTTGGTATCGACGATCTTCGTTGGCTTGAGCTTGCGCCTGAGCCATTGCATTGAAGCCTTTCTGCAATCCGTAGATACGCTCAGACTCGTTGTATTGACGTACTTGGTTAGCGTAGTCAAAGTCACGAATCGCTAGATTGTACTTATAGTCATTGAGAGCCGTCTGCTCAAGATACCGGAGATTGCTTTCCTGGTTCTGACGAGCAATGTTTGTCTCATTAACTCTATACCTGTACTCACGCCGTGTAGTATTCCAATTATATCGATAATTCTGTTTGTCGTACTTATACTGCTGATTGATCCTTTCTTGCTCTCGACGGCGTGCTTCATTCTGAGCGCTTGAGCTAGAGATAGCGCCAAGCCCACCGAGAACCACACCACCAATAATCTCAGTAAGACCGGCCATTACGCCCTCCTATAGAATCGTGGTGAATAAGATCCTTCCCACATCATCGAAGTAAGAGAGATCGGGAATGGTGAATCACTAAAGACCTTCAAATCAAAGTTTGAATTACGTTGATGAATAGGTAATGTATACACAGTCTGTTCGTTCAACGGAACGTCGTTTGCCAAGTAGTAGTCAGCATCTTGGATGGATTGAACGTCGTACCATTCAGACTGACCTTTTGCTTTCAGCTTGAAGCCAACGTTACTTGAAAGACCAACTGAAAACTTCACCCGAGAAACCGTGAGGTTTGCTGTGTAGTCTGCTCTGTTCTCTCCAATCTGGTAGTACAGTGTCGGAAGTTGGATGTCAAAGTCATACTTGAATCCCACATACACAGTAGATGCAAGTGCTGAGTAATCATCACCAACAAACTCAAAGTAAGGACCAGTTAAATCGCTACCACGAGTGGGCGTCACAGTGAAGCCAGACTCACCAGTGTTGGTTGGGTCAGCAATTATCACAGCAGGGCTTAAGGTCGTGATGTCTTTATACCGGAGGTAGCAACGATTAACCTTCGTAGTAGCGTTGTAGGTGACGCTAGAAGGCGTTGCATACTGATCCAGGCATAGTTGCACCACCTGACCGCTATCGGCTCTCAGAATGGCATCATCGGGGGTCTGAGTGAGGTTTGCTTTGCAGAGGGTGTACTGACCTGACTGGTAGGTGACGAGGTACGTGTCATCACTATCGGCAGTGAAGAATTGGACATTACCTTGCATCTTCCAGTTGAACCATGTCTGCATCGCAGTCTCTTCACCAACCGTGTAAGTCCTGAAGAAGTACACGTACTGGGAAGACGGACCATACATTGCAAAGAATGAGTTCTGAGGAGATGCAACCAAATCTGCTACAGAATCAGGAACCCACTCAGAAACCACTCGACCAATATCAAGAACATCGGGGTTCTCCATCTGACCACGAGTAGCCATGGCGTAGATACGGGTATAACCTGGAGACTTGCTCAGGAATACCATGTTCGTACCAACATCTACTGGAGCGATCAGCTCCTCATTCTCGTAGTTGGAGATGGTCCTGATGACTGATGTCTTTGGAGTCAAGATGCCATCATCAGAGAACATCAAGAACTGCTGACTCTTACTGAACAACACTAGACCCTGAGCAGCAGGTAGTACTGAATGCAGAACAGCAGGTCGCAGGCTTGAGCAACTGATGTCAATGGGGTCGTTGTCAGCTTGGGTAAGTGCAGAGACGTGATAGAAGTTGTAGAACTCACCACTTTGACTCATTGACACATTGTCACCAGTCAAGAAGCCAAGGCGGTTGTTGTGGAAGAACACCTGTTGGATCTTTTTGCCAACAAAGCTTGGATGCTCATTGGTTTCATCGTCACCAACAAGACGCTCTTCCCAAGTGATGGGTCGAAGTTCAAAGGTGTTGAGTGCTGTGTTCACCAGCTCATGTGGCATGGTGGAGGCAGTTAGACCTTTGGATACGTTTGGGGCTACGGTCTCCTGCCAACTACCTTTACCAGAGACACCGTTCTCTGCAATGAAGGTGGCGTAGTAGGAATCCTCTTTGGCAACAGTATTGTTGATCTTGATCACTCGACCCTGAACGCTTTCAGCAGGCAGTTCAGAGAAGTTGTTGGCTTCGTCTTGGAAAGCTCTCAGCTCTTCACCGCTGATACCACCACGAGCTTCGATGGTGAATGCAGAGGAACCAGAAAGTTCAATGCTACCCTTGCACTTAGTCTTAGTGACACCAGCAGGTAGGGAGATGTTCGTAAAGATCTGATCGAGAATGTCAGTTGCATTCAAGACCTTATTGGTTGTTGTATTGGTATTCGCAGGGTCTTCTGTGTTCTTTGTGGTGAAGCTATAAGCTGCAGCAGACCCAACCTTGACGTAATACTCAGAACCGTACTCAGCACTGTAAAGACGGATGGTTGCCTTCGACTTAGCAGTGAAGCTTGGTGCTGCCTGAGTTGTGACGGTGACTTTGTTGTTGGCAACAATGGTTGTATCTTGTACCGTCAGAATCTGAAGGCTGTCCTTTGCGTTGGAACTGCCATAGGTCAGATAGCTGCTACCAGAGTTGGTAACGGTGACTGTCGCTGTTGGGTTGTTGACATTCCAGATCTTAATGCTAGTTCCATAAATCACACCGATGTACTTCTCAGCATCATCTCGGTTGATGTAGAACCACTTACCGTTCTGGAACTCGTTTGTCGTAGACGAAAGATTGCCCAACCACTTGGTGCCAGGACGCTTTGACAAACCATAGGTCGGATCAGCGTAAGCATTGATTGCTTCTCTGACTTGACCTGGAAGTTTCTTGTCATCAGGTTGCCTTGAGACACCACCAAGGAAGTTAGGTATTTGTTGAGTTACACTTGCCATCAGCGATACAATGCCTTATACGGTTCATAGCTGTTGTAGTAATTGGCTGCACGAGGATGACCAAAGAAGGTGTAGTCTCCTTGGTTGCATTCATACTCAAGAGCCATTGCACGGGTGTATGCTTCTTTCTGTTGGAGCATCTGGTACTGAGTGCTGTCACCAACAATCCGTGAGGACGTAATGCTCGCTGCTCGTGCAACGATGTAGTCTTTGATGGGTGTCGGAAGATCGACCCAATCAAACAACCACACCACATCACACAACACCTGTTCGGTGAAGGTGAATGAGTGAGCAGTACGGTCATACAGCTTCCCACTACGACGTACAACATCCCGATCCCTGTAGCTAGGAGTCAGATCGAGTTGGAGTACGTTGTTGGGAATGAGAATCTGGTTATTGTTGTCTGGAGTGAACGGGTATTCATACTCCCGGTTAAAGGTCCATCCTTCTGCCTGAACCTCCCGTGACACCTGTTGGAGGGTGTCGTATGCAATCGCAACGTCCGGGTTGGTTTGAGTAAGGGTGGTTACAGGCGCCTGACCAACTGACGCCAGAATTTCATTAACAGCTTGAAGCTCGGTCTGAGCGTTAGTGGTAGGGAACGGCATAACAGAAATGTTGTATGCGATGGATAAAAAAGAGGGGAGACCGAAGCCTCCCCCAATAAGTCAGACGTTAGCGATGTTGCACTCAACGCCAGGATAAGCAGTACGCAGACCCTTGGTGGTCGAAGCCACAGCAGAGTCAGCGACAGCAGAACCATAACCAAAACGAGTCTTGGCTACAGAAATACGAACGGCATCAGTGGTGCAAGCACCGTTGTTGCCAGCAGCTACAGAAGCAGCCATGATGTTTTACCTCAATCAGGGAGTAGGAGCGACGTAAGGCAGCTTGCCATCTACGTCATCAGTCTTCACCTTGTCGAGGCGAATGCCCTGACCCGAAGCCACAGTCCGACCAAACTCCACGGGAGTCAGCGGGTTCTGGGTTTGCGAGTTGGTAATACTACCAATGGCATTTCCTTCAACAAGGATCACCGAAGTGCCAGGAACAATAGACATGTGTCTTGCTCCTTATCAGGAACGAGCAGACTGCAGCTCGATAGCGCAGGCAGGGTTCAGGGTGCCGCAACCCATGGCAAGACGACCCACGATGATGTCACCTTGATACATGGTGCGAACGTCAGAACCAGTGGTCTGCACTTGAGGACCAATGGCCTCAACCACACCAGCAGCATCTTTGTGGTAGATCAGACCGCAGTGGGTGCTGAAGTTACCGGAGTAATCGTTGTTCTCACCGTTCACAGCAGCAACAGTACCGGCCAGGAAGGGCAGGTTGTTGGAACGCTTGATGGGGATACCAGCGATCTCATAGAGACCTTCGCCGGACTGCAGGCTACCGGAGTTGTTACCGAAGTCACGGTTCAGGATGTTGCTGTCAACTTGGCTCACCAGTGCGTAGTACTGACGAGGGGACAGCACAGCCATACGACCCTGCTTGGGCAGGTTCTTCTCATCCATGATGGAAGCAGCTTCAAAGAAGGCATCCACCAGAGCTTGAGCGTCGTACTCTTTCTGCACACCCAGTTGGATGATGCTACCGCCGGGCTCAGGGCCAGGAGCAGCAGTGATCGGGTGAGCTTCACGAGCAGCCTTAGCGATCTGACGGAAGATCTTCTTGTCGTAAGCCTCAGCCAGAGCGTGGCCGATTTTAGCGGCGATCTCAGAACGCAGGCTGTAGTGGGCGAGAGTCTCATCCAGGTCATAGACGAACGCGCTGGAAACCAGCAGGTCGTCACAGACGATGGTCTTCTCAGCCACCGGAGGATCGCCAGAACCCAGAATCGGAGTACCGGGTTCGTGGTACGAAGCCTCCATACGGCCCGTGAAGATGAACTGCATCGCCTTTCCATTTTTCAGGGTACGGCTCTGCACAGTGCCTTTGGCGATAGTGGCGCTTTCATACGCCTTGAACATTTCGCCAGAGAACAGTTTCAGATAAGTTGCATACTTGGTATCGTAAGCAGTACCAAGAGCAAGAGGGGTGGCCGACGTATTATTTACGCGACCAATAGAAGTTACGGTAGTGTTAGCCACAATAGTAAAGAGAGAAGTTTGTGTTCGTTCTCTCTAAGCGCTTAGAGAATCACATGAATCAACATGTGTTCATTAAAGTTGTTTTTGATGTCGTCTCTCCGACTGTCATGACTAAAGGTTGTCTCCCGTAGGAGGCCGATAGTCAATTCTTCCATCGGGAATCGAACCCGAACTCTTCGGCATGTCGCCTATGTCCTGACCACTGGACTATGGAAGCAGATGGACCAGCCGTAATACGCCTCATAAGGACGTAACAGAGGGCTGGCCTCTATCACACATGTGACCACATTGCTGTGGATTTCAGCCCGATTAGTGCTTTACGGGAACTATTTCTTAGCAGTTTTTACTGCTTTCTTAAACTGTGCCGCAGTGGGCGCACCACTCGATCCAGGCTTTCGCATCTTCTCACCAGAACCATTCTTGATGCGAAGACGCTTGGCGTGGATGTTGGCGTAGAGACCGGGTTTCATCAGCAGCCTTTCTTGCCGCCGCCACCCTTACCACCTTTACCTTTCATGATCATCAGGTCCAGGCAGCACCACCGGCTTGAACCTTCACACCTTTCGGGCTCAGTTCAGTCAGGGTTTGATTGGCTTCGCCGTAGGCACTAATGAATGCCTGGCTGTTGGCAGTAGGGGTGACGTACTGCACAGTCACCGAAGAGACTTTCGGATCAAAGGGATTTGCTTTTGCCATGTCAGTTAATTCGTTGAATAGTGACTTGACCAACACCCGCACTTCTCAACCCAATTGCCTCAGCAGCAGCACGACTAAGGTCAATATCACGACCATGAACAAAAGGTCCACGATCATTGATACGGACATTAACGCAGCGTTTGTTTGAGGTATTGCAGACCCGCACCTTTGTTCCAAATGGAAGGGTGCGGTGTGCTGCAGTCATGGAATGCATGTTGTAGATCTCACCGGAGGCGGTGCGATTACCGTGATATGGATAGCCATACCATGATGCAAGAGAAGCGAGAGTGAGTGTCAGAGTAAGCATGAGTTCATTGCAAAGGACTTTTATATTGCTTACTCTTCTTTACGTTTAGAAGGCCATTACTTGCGCTTCTTTGTAGATCCAGTCAGCTTGGATGAAGCAACGCTACTCACAGGCTTAGCAGGTAAGCCAGGCGTCCTACTGCTAATTGGCAGCTTTGATCCACCAATTGGAAGGTTAGGTCCACTTATTGGGTACTTTGGTCCACTTATTGGGAAGTTGGGACCGCTAATTGGAAACTTTGGTCCGCTGATCGGAAGCTTGGGGCCACTAATTGGCAGACTAGCGCTACCAATATAAAGACTACTCCTGGGAGAATCTTTGATCTTTTGACCTTTTAGTGGTTTTAGTTGCATTAGGCTGCCTCATTTTAGAAATTAAGATCAGACATCTCAAGCTTCGCGGCTACATCTGCACGGTACGCAGGATCATTGTCGTAGCGAGGATCGCTCATGGCACGCACGAGTTCAGCTTGACTACGGAAACCTTGAGCCTGTGAAGTTGGTGCTTTACCAGTCAGCATCTGACCGTCATAACCTTGAGCTTCTTGGAACCTAAAAGCAAGAGCATTCACAGCGAAGTAGCAGGCAAGAGGATCACCCCTTTCCATTACTGCGTCGTACATGTTGATCTCTTGCTCAGATAGCGATTCCTGAGCCCAGGCCATCATCTGACCGTACTGCTGTTCACCACCAACAAGCCCTTGGAGGTTACTGACATCCTCAGCAGTGATGGTTTCAACTGCACCACCTTCCTCAACCTGTGAGCGATACTCCAGGTACATCTGAGCAAGGTCAGTAGGATCCATATTCTGCAGAGCCTCAAGGGTCTCTTGCGAATACTCATCCTGTGCTTCTTGCCATAGACGTTCAAGGAAGTCAACATCAACTTCTTCGTCTTGAACCTCTTCTTCTTGTTGAGGTTCTTCTTCAGCAGTGTCAGCTTCGCGATTACCAAGCTTTCGTTGCAGCTCAATATAAGCTTGTTCTAGATCCTCAGCATCTTTGAACTTACCAGCAAGCAGTTGTTGCTGTTGTTCTTCAAGAGCTTCACCCACTTGAAGTGAGTCAAGTTCTTCTGCAGAGAATTCACCGTCTTGAGCTTCAGTCGGGTCGTACGTCAGTGTAGCCATTAGTTGTGATTACTTTGAGATTACCAAGACCAACTCGTTCAACACGATTGGGAACACCTACTGTGGGTTTGCCGATCTTGGTGCGTGGTGCGTATTTGTTGCCGGACTCATCAAAGAGTTCACGATCCTCAGCCGATAGGGGCTGGGGCACCGGCTTGTTCTTCTGGCGCTGGGGCCGCGAGGGGACTGCCTTGTCCATTGATCATCTCCATTGCTTGTGGGTTTTTACTTGGATCCATCAGTGGAGTTTTAGCCAACTGACCAATCTGTTGAGTAAGCATCATGTCCTTCTGCATACTCATATTCTCCATCTGTTCTTGCTTCATCTCATCAACACTCTTGACTAGGTTCAGAACATCGATGCCTTGAGCAGCAGCCAGACGTTTGATCACCTCATCACTGTTGATGTATTTCGCAAGAGCTTCAGGCCCCATCGTTTGTGCAATGGTCTGAAGGAACGAACCAAGACTTTCTCTATCTTGTCCTCGACCCAATGCATTAACACCAGCAACAATAGTAGGCTTAACAATGTCCTTTGGTAGACGTGGAATCTGTCCAGTCTTTTGGAACACATTGAGCTTACGGTTAAGATACGGAACAAGGAACTCAGTCGTCAGCAGACTGAAGAGTCCACCAAGCTGTTGTTCCAGTTCCATTTGAGTCATCCGTACTTCTTCTGCAGTAGTCCTTTCGGACTGCCTAACTGAGAGGATGAGGAATGCTTCAGACAACCGACGTTCCAACTGCTGCATCATTTCAAATGCAGTTCGGAAGTCAGCAGTCTTACCAACCTGGATAACACCAATGTCATCAGGTCGGCCTTGAACGATTGCACCGTTGCCTGCCTGGGCCAGCGTGGCCGGTTTGGTGGTGCTTGAGGGTGACACTACGAAGACAACCTTAGCGGCTGCTGCAGAGCCTTCTACGAGTGCCTGAGAGAGTGCTTCAAGGGAGCGTAGATCTCCGATGAATTCCTCTACCCTGCCTCGTCCGTAGACTTCACCATCAACAGTATTAAATCGAAGAACAAGCCAGGGGTTCGCCTCGATGGGTGCTTTACCCATTGACCCCGGAATGATCTTGTCTTCGTATTCTTGATGCCAGACAAACCTGTTGTTGTCTCGACGGATGTGAGTGTAGATGTCGGCTTCATCATTACGTTCTGCCTCAGTACCGGCCACATCATTGGGCACAGCCATGGGAAGAACCTTCATGAGAAGCTTCTTTGAGATGCGTTCTTTGGTGACTATTTCAAGCACATTACCGTTGCCATCTCTTTCTACAACGTAGCGATTCAAGGGGTACAGCTTAAGTTGCTTCTCTCCCATGAAGATCAACGCATTACCTGTCACCACCAGATGCTTCAGTGCTTGGTGTACAACGACACGATCACTGGAGGCAGCAATGGATTCAAGGATAGTACGTTCGATCTTTGCAAAGGAGAGATCAAGCTCAGACTTTGCTTCGGGAGGAAGCTCAGTACCCAATGCACTGTCATTTACCTGAAGCTTAAAGAAGCTGGTTTGAGGAGGCAGTAGTGCCAGCATCAACTTAGATGCCAGAGTGACTACCCCCTTTGCACCAACGCTTTGCCATGGTGTAGGTAGATGACGTGCTCCTTTGACCCACTCCTCTTCACCACGATTGAGGTAAGGAAGGGTAAGGTCAGCAGCTTGTCTTGCTACGTTTAGAAAGTTTGAACGGTCACTTGCTAAATAGTCATACCGTGATTTGGCTGACATTGTTATTTGTTAAGAGCATTACCGTATTGCAGTCCGCGACCAAGCAGACCAGTACCACGTCCATAAATACCAAGTTGGCGAAGACGTGATTTAGCACGATTGAGTTTGTTGGCACCAAGAGCACCAAGTCCTCCACCAGCCATCATGCCAGGACCAGGGTCAGATGTTGAAGCGACGGGATCTGTCGTCACAGGATCTTCTGTAACAGGATCCTGTACGGTTTGATCGTTATTTACCTGATTTGGCACATAACCTACACCACCAATTGGGTTCTTGATTACCTTTTTATCTTGTTCAGGTAGTGAATACTGCTTACCAAATCCGCGAACGGTTTCACGTCCACCAGGTCGGATAGCTGTACCACCCATCATGAACCTGCGATCCGTACCAGGAGTCACCGAGCCATAACCACTTTGAGGATTTTGGTAGCCGCCACTTGCGCGAGTTCCACGCATACCTTCTAATGCTTGACCAATCCTCCCAGTGCCAAAGGTAGGCTTCTGGGTTAGCCCGTAGAAACCACCATAAGCAGGCCCAGCCTCCTTAATGAGCATGTTAGCGGCACCAGAATTAAGATTAATACCTGTCCTCTCGTTAGATTTCAGGTTCTGGTTAACCGAGTCAAGCCGTTTGACAACAGTCTGCGCCGATGCACCAGTTGACTTGGTGATGTTATTTAGTTCTTGCTTGGTGATGCCACCTACACCCGCTTGCCGAATAGCAAGCTTGACGCCTTGATTTTTTGATTCCTTCTTAGCCATTGTTTTCTTCAGTGAGACGATGGTTGATCCACTCGACCACTGAACGTTGGCCAGAGCGGTACATTATTAAGTTTGTCGGATCATCTGGATGTGGATTGACTGAAGGAAAGTTGTCCTCCAGTTCTTGTAAGATTGATTGAAGCTGCAAGCCTGATGTTTCCAGCAGGCTAAGCATATTGTGGGAGGTTGGGGTTTGCATGTTCAAAGAACGCAGGCATCCGAGCACGTTGTGTTTCGATCAACCCTTCTGCTTTACCTGCATACATCAAGCTATCACTTTGATCAAGCCAGAACTGTTTGTCCAGGTACTTGTTCTCGGATTTCTTGAGAGGTTGCATTACCCAATTAATGGTTGCCTTCCTGAGGCGATCAAGAGAAGGAGATACAGTGAGACCAAGCTCACGACATACCAAGCTATTCGTTGCCACATGAACTTGCTCGTCACGACTAATGTCCGCACTTACTGTTCGGAGACCAGCGTCACCATTAAAGCGGAAGAAGGGGAGTAGAACGAAGAAAATTGCACGCTCGGCCACCATTGCTTTGAGGACCGTGTGATCTGGATGCGCCGTCCAAGCATCGCGGAGTCGCATTGCTTCTGCTTCAGCAACTGGGTCAGTGCCGAGAGCTTGGGCGATGTAACCGAGAGCCAGGTCGTGGTTCTCTTCGTCTTTGATGTTGGATCGCAGTAAGTCCCGCGATAGCTCTGGAACTTCATTCTTCAATGCATCGTTAATAAAGTCGCCAACAGGAAGTTCCATGTGGCGAAGGGCGAGAGCCCGGAAGATGGTTTCCTCCGAGCCCTCAACAAGTTGACCCGCAGTGGTTTGCACTGGTGTCCACTTACGTTTTCGATTAGATAGTTTCTGATAAGGGTTCATTCGCCGCAATTACAATCTGGAGCTTGGTGCTGGCTAGCGCCAACAGGGTCGTCATTAAACAACTCGTCCAGGTAATCGTCGATGTCAGATTGAGACAACGCAGCGTATGCGTCTGACTTATCCTGAACATCTCCCATTACCTGCAAGCTATAATACAAAGAGGTTTGGGGGCTGTTCAGCCATTCCTCAATAAACCGTTCATCGTAAGTAACAACGTCGCTCCACGAATTAAAACTATATCCGTGTAGCAGATTTGTCAGACTAAGAAGACGGACAATACCGTTAGCTACTTTGAAGTAATCATCCCAGCCAACTTCAGACGCGATCTCAACAGGACCGTAGTCAAAGCTCTGGACGCCAAATGTACCGCTATCACGATCTACTTGACGGGCAATGGGAGGAGCGATCTCAGGGGTAGTGGTGTACCCATCGAGATCCATGTACCGGTAACTGCACGAGGCAGTAGGAGCAATGGCAAAGGCACGCACCATCTTGTTTGCCTTGGCAATCTCTGCAGCCTCACGGATACCAGCGTGGATCTCGTGAGCCAGTACCGCAGCAGGAGTCCGTTCATGAGGTTCGTTGTTCACAATGTGCATCAACGCCTCACCAAACTCCTTGTAGCTCACGCCTTGTTGACGGAGCAAGTTGGAAAGCCCAAGCATTCCGAGACCGACCTGGCGATCAACCTCTGGAGTGAGGTATTCACCGCTGTCTCCAACACCTGTTTTTGAGTGGAGGTGACACAGTTCGGACATTCCACGTGAAAACGCAGATCGAATGTCATCAAGTTCGCATGCCCCAAGGTTGACATGTTGCAGTAGACAGGTGCCCCGTGTTGGCAAGTACACCTCCAGGCAAACATTTCCGTAGATACGTTGTCCATGCTTATCGACTTTTGTTTTGTTGAGCCAAACGTCGCCGCGTTTGATGGCAAGAATCAGAGCTTCCTTGACTTCGTTCGTGGTAACATTCCACCAATGGTGGTTGATGTTGACGCAACGCTTAACCCAAGGCAGCTCAGAACGGGAAGCTGTGATGAACTCAAGCACATCAGGATGGTTGAGATCAAGATGACATACAACAGCTCCATTCTTATAGACCCCACCACGCCTCAGGATTTCGTTGAGGGTGGAGTAGATCTTGGCGAAGGACACAGGGCCAGATGCCACAAGACCCTTGCCATTCTCAGATCCTTTGCTACGAATCTTGGAGAGGTGTACCGCAACGCCCGCTCCATAGCGTAGAGCATGACTAACGAATCTCCACGAAGCTTCGATTCCATTTGGTCCTTCCATTGTGTCTTCCACCACGAACACGGTGCAGCTCACAGGTAGACGAGATGTCGGATCATCAATCCAACTTTGTACACGGCCAGTACGTGCGATGAGTTCTTTTTCCACAGTAGTATTAGACAAGATCAATGAGTGAAGGTTCAAAGTAGTTAGGCCCTTTGAGGATCTTTCCGTCCTCACGACGTATGGGCTTGCCGTCTTCCCCGAGCTTGCTCATGTTGCTGGCATGCACACGGTTGAACGCCGTCTGCAGATCCCAACCAAATGCTGCAGCCATCTGATGACACACGTACACCAGATCAGCAAGTTCCTTCAACAGGTGCTCACGTGCTCGCTTATTTGTGATGTCCTTAAGCAAATCAAGATAAGCATGAGCTACCTCAAGGTGCTCCTCATCGATCAAATTCTGCTGAAGCTTCAAAGAGGAAATCGTCAGACCGAGCGGCAGCTCGTACGCTGTCCGAAACTCGTACGCTGCTGTTTCGTAGAAACTCACGTTCGTTTTCAAGGTAGTGGATTGCTTTGGTGAGATCGTCAATGGGGTCTGCTGTGGGTTTCTTTCCACAACGACTGATGTATTTGATTGCATTACCAAGATGGAAACTTAGTTGTTGTTCTCGGATGAAGTCTCCGACTTTCCAACTTGATCCGTAATGCTCTGGACTAAGGGCCATTGCTTTACTAGGTTTGATACGGTATTAGAGAGAACAAAGTTTTGATGTTGCAATGCAAGGAAGACAGTGATGATGTCCTCCTTCTTTGCATCAGGCAGCAGATCCTGCAGCCGTCTCATCTTGAACTGTTGTTCCATCGTCATCTCCAGAACGGGAGGTGGGGGTCCAAAGGATTGGCTCATTGGTGTCGAAGTTGTAGTCGGTGTACTGGAGTATCCGCGCGAGACGTGCATTAAGAAGAGCATCATCTTCGGTCATTCCTCGTTCTTCAAAGGTTTGGACTACTGTTTCCCAACAGCACCCGTGTTTATCCAGTAGTGCATCAGCACGTTTGATGCCAATCCCAGGAGCACCTGCGTAACCATCCGTCTGGTCACCACTCATGGTTTGAATCAGATGCCAACGATCTCCTTCTTCCTTGGTGATTTCAATCACAGGATTCTTGAGATCAAACAGCAGTCCTGGTATCTGTCTCATGTCCTTATCAGGTGAGCAGATAATCAGCTCGTTCTCTGATTCAATTGGATCGGTGGCGTAGATACCAAGGGCATCGTCAGCCTCTAGGTTGTCAACGACCATGGTGACGTAGTTATCACCACACCAATTGAGTAGGCGCTTGTACCCGCAGGGCTTCTTCCTATTTCGATGACCCTTGTAATCCGGGAAAATTTTTTTCCTGAAATTCTTTGGGCTACTGAAGAAAAGGATGAAGTCATCGAACTGACCCATGCATTCAGCAATGGACATCAGCTCCTTCTGGAACATCTCCAGCACTTCCGAGAAGCGGCTTGTGACAACGATTACATCATCGTTGAAGTCGATCTCATCTTCACAAGCAGCACAGGTTTTGTACGCGAGGAAGTCAGCGTCAATGAGCAGTGTCATTTACCTTGCCCTCGACGTAGCTTCTTAGTGCCCTTGGGGAGTGATCGTGTTCCGTTGCCTTGACGTGTGTGCTTGAACTTGGCACGTGATTCAAATTGTTTCTTGGCTAGGTTTGTTTTGGATTTGGTTGGTGGCATCTAAATACTCAAGAGCTTTTTTAACAATGGACGGGTCGTCGTAGAACTTTCCTAGCCCTAGGTTGCATCTATCACATATGTATCCTCTAAACACCTTTTTACTGTGACAATGATCTAAAACCCACCGTTCCGTATACATGTTGCATATTGGACAGTTTCCTGGTGGAGGAGCCGGGTGTTTACTTTTTAGCTGATCACGCAAATGAGTTGCCTCACGTATACATTGCCGACAACGCCTATCAATGCCGTCCTTGTTATTTTTATGCTTAGGGAAAGAGGCTACTTCCTTACCTACGCCGCAGATTATGCATTTTCTAGTGGGTGTCTGCCCAAGTACTTCCTTTACTAGATTCGGCTGCAATAGGAATTCGCAACCCGTAATATTCGCCAGCGAGAGCTGCTGACAATTCAAGATTAAACATTAACGTGTCCGCATGAGCGGGGTTACATTCAACCTGAAGCTCATCATGAACAAATGCCAGTTGATCAGCTTCAATATTCAGTTGTTTAATTTGGTCGTTAGCGATGACCATCCATCGCTTTGCAATGACACCAGCTCCTGATTGCAGGAGATAGTTCAAAGCTTTATGGGGTCCATCAACAGCGATACGCCGTCCATCAATTGAATTGATGTGGCCAACTGATTGAACCTTTTTCTTGACGGCCTCAACAAGATCGCTAAGACCTTCAATTGCATCAAGATACGCTTGCCGTATCTCTGCCCCTTTCTTCTTTGCTTTATCGGGTGAAAGCTGAGGGTCGTATGAAAAGCCGATCTTTTCGTTCCCAGCCCCATAAAGAAAAGCATAGGTAACGGTTTTGACGAGCTTACGACTAATGCCAATCTTGTCGGCATTAACTTGGTGGATATCCCCATTGAGAAGGATTTCACCATAGCGGCCACCGTCATACTTACTAAGGTAATGCGCGAACATCCGCAACTCGATGCCGCTAAGATCGGCCCCAACCATGCATAGTCCTGGAGTTGCAGTGAAGAGTCGTCGGAATCGTTCATCAGATGGGACTTGGGCCAGATTTGGGTTTCTATGGGCACATCGGTGAGTGTTAGTAGAGACAGAACAGTTGTGGTGGATTCGGCCCTTTCTGACAAGCTTTAGCCAGGCGTTATTGCCGTCTGACAACATGCCAAGTTGCTTAGTCAGTTCCAAACACTGAAAGAATTCCAGTGCAATTGGAGTACCTATGTCCTTTAGAACTACTTCGTCAATAGTTGCTTTTCCAGATTCTGTGAACTGGGTTGGTTCCCATCCATAGAACTGCTGCATGATCCAAGCGATGTGATCTCGCGAGGTTGGGCTAAGATCCTTGAGGCGCGTAAAAGCGCATCCAGGTATATATCCCTTGGTCTTGTTAGAACGACGAGGAGTAAACTCGCCTCCCGCAACGAAAGGGTGCCGCTGTCGAAGAGATCCTTGCAGCGAGTCAAATGCAGATCGTAGTTCTGATTCCAACTCATAAGCGGATCGTTCGTCGAAGTACCAGCCATGCAACTGTTGTTTAGTGAGGATTTCTGCTACTTGGTGCTCAAGCGTGACCCATTGCGGGACTTCTGTTCCAAGTCCTCCTTTGCTTGTTGTTGGATCTTCTTTTGGAAGTGATTCCATAGTTTGTGTGTGACTTGTAAGTCCTGTACGCAATAATCCTCCATGTCTTGTGACCAGGTTTTCCAGTCAGTTTGTTTAGCAAAGCCACCTTTGTATTCACCCAATCTGTAACCGTATGCCTCTAAGGAATGTCGTCCGTAGAGTTGGAGTGGCATGTGTTTCCAGTTCCTAGCGTTGTCAATCTTAAGCAGATCAGGATGATACAAACGACTAAGAATAAGAGTGTCAATGGTTCTTGGTGGCGTGAACCACGGATAGAACTTTTGAATGACAGGGATGTCGTAGTTGATTACATTCTGACCAATGATTGTCTCAGCACCTTCCAGCATCGTGATGGCACGAGCGATAGGTTCTTGAGTGCCTTCATCGTTGAAGACATAAACCTCATTGTTACCAAGGTCTTTGATAGCAACACAGTGGATCGTGGTAAGGTTTTCGTACAGGCCGTCAGTTTCGATGTCGAAGAGTAGGTTCATTTGAACAGCTTCTTCCGAAGGTCTTTGTAGACCAAGGCCTTTTTCATAAAGGCATCTTCCTCTTCATCAAGAATCTTTCGGAGATCATCGAGAAGTTGTTCGATGTTCTCCTCGTCGAGATACTCACAAACAGCACCACGAAGGTTCCGAATCTTGAACTCTTCAGTAGACATCGTTAGGGCTCCAGTGTGGGTTGACTCCGTAGTACTCAGCAAGCACTTCAAACAATGCTTCAGTAGTGATCACAAAGCCTTCACCTTCAATCTCACCACGCTTATGCATGGCTACGAGCTCTTCTTTTGTGCAGATGATGAGTGTTTCGGTGTCATGCATCGATGGTTTTGGCGGGGTACTTGATCACAGCCTCTAGTTCCTGAAGCGTGTCTGCCCGGTAGGGTTGTGCTCGTTGCACCATTTCTGGTGAAGGCGGGTTGGGTCGCTTTAGGAGCGATTCGTAGTTAGAAGTCCGTTGTTGGGTCGAACTCTTGTTCGGGTTCATGCTCGATAAAACGGCAAGTGTTAAGGTCATAAATAAGGTCACAACAAGGGCCAACTTCTCCGCTGTAGCGATTTTTGAGTACTCGTACAGTTGTTTTGGAGTTGGTTTGTTGATTCCGTTCAAGTGCAATAACGGCATCACTCAATTGCGCAATGCTGTGTGATCCTCGTAACGAACCAAGGCTCACTCGTGCTCCTTCTTCGTGGCTTTGATCACCACTAGGACGACGCAAGTGAGAGACAAGGAACAATGAGATCCCAGTCCGTTCCACAAGGGAGCGAAGCTTGGTCATTGTCTGATCGATAACGCGACGTTCATCTCCGTCAAGACCACTCAACAAAATGCTGAGGTGATCAAGGAAGACGATCTTTACGTCAAGACCTTGGGCAAGATACTCCACACGGTTATAAATAACATCGGGATCAAAACTACCGAAGCCATCAAAAAGATAAAGCGGCCAATGTCCAAGGGTTCTGGAGTAGACATCTGTTAGTTCAGTGCGAGAGTGTTCACCAATGTGGTAGGACTTACCTTCAGCAACGGACATCAGTCCGAGAGCTGTACGACGGTTCGATTCTTCAAGTGCTAGGTAGCCAACACGCTCACCCTTGTTGAGTAAGTGTGTGGCAAGTTCTCTACAAAAAGAACTTTTCCCTGTCCCTGATCCAGCGGTCACGGTCACCAATTCGCCATTTCTAATGCCGTGAAGCTTTTCCTGTAAACCTTTGAATGGATACTCATGGAGTCCGTCATCGTTAGGTTTAAGGATCTGCTCTAGAAGACTCTTCGCTTCGACAATGCCATCTGGGCGGTATGCGGAAGCGTTCCAGATTGCCTCTTTAATCGCTTGTGCCTTGCCAGCCTGGAGTGCATCGGAAGCATCCTTGAAATCTGGCAAGTGAGCGATCTTAACTTTGCCTGGTGGCAATACCCCTGCCGCATCCTTCGCAGCTTGACGCCCAGGATCGTCCATATCAAAGAAGAGGACAATCTCCTCATAACCCTGGAGCCACTCAAGCTGCCTTTGAATCGCACGCTTGGCCGAATTGGCACCATCCGGTATTGATACCATCGGCCAATTCCCCGAGTAAGCTTGATAACACGAAAGCGCATCAAGTTCTCCTTCGGTGATAACCACTCGCTTTCCAGAACTTGGGAAGAGCTGCTGTCCAAAGAGTTGTCCATCTGGGTTTGATCCATCCCATCGGAATTGTTTATCAGGGGTTTTTACCTTGGCACCAGTACATGTTCCATCCTTTGAGAAGTAATGGAAGTAAAGTTGATTGCCTTCTCGATGGACTCGATACTTACGGCAAACCTCTTCACTGATGCCACGTTTAGGTAGTGGTTCAGGTGTTCCCTTTATTGGGAATGTCATTCGTGGTTTTGACGATGTGACGTTGCTGTATTCACCAGCTTCCCAATGGCCGCACCCAAAGCAGTAGCCGTGACCGTCGTCGTAACGAGCAAGATTGTTTCGACTACCACAAGAAGGACAAGGTTCATGGGTTAGATACTTACTTGTTTCTGTATCGGGAGATAACAGCATTGATCAGCTTTTCGTAAATGTCAGCGGAGTTCTGGAAGTACGAATGCCAATCATTTAATGCTTCAGCAAAACAAGTCACAACTTCATCAGGTGTCAATTCACCAAGCTTGATTGCCTCCTCTGCTTCACACAAAGTGTCAGCAAAATATTCAGTGATGCGCTCTTTAGGAGTCATTGTTGAGTGTGGAAACGTTGGATCAATTCTTCGTAACTATCCAATGCATCTTCAAAGCCCTCAACAATGTCATTCGGTGAGGAATGCTTGTCAAGGGCCATGATTAGATTGGTAGCCAGATCTTTGATCAGCTCTACATCAGCCATTCGATAGGGATACTGTGGAACACACACCATTGGAAGCCGTGTTTCTCGGCCCATTTGGCGTACGTAGTTTTTGATCCTTTGTAGATCTTGTTATAGGGCGATTGAAATACAAAGCGAATGTCAAGGTCAGGATTTTGATCCTTAACTGCCTTCATCTTTCGACGATCCTCTTCGGTCAGATGACCTTTCACCTCAAGATAAATTCCATTTGGCAAAAGAAAATCAGGGCAGTAATTGTGTTGAATCTGATAAGCAACCTTGGTGCATTCATACTCGTACTTCACGCCCAGGTTGGTGAGAAGATCAGCGACCTTCTCCTCCAACCCAGAGCGGAAAGTCATTAGAACTTCAGATCCTCCAGCTCAATACGGCCATCGACTGAAACCCATAGACGGTAAGGATTGCCATCAACAGTGACGAAGTTTTCAGCCTTAATGCCATTGAAGTAGTCGCCTCGCTTTAGCCCAAGCTCGATAACAAGCTTGCTCCTGCGATCACGCTTCTTTTCTAACTTGTCTTCGTCAGCCTCAATCTGTTGCTGTAGCTTCAGCAATTGGTTGAGTGTTGCCATCAAAAATCGATGTCAGTTTCAGTTGCAGGGGCCGGGGTCACGTTTGGATCCTCAGCCTTGAATCCCTTGGTTTTACCAAAGAGTTCAGCAACATCTTCAGCATCCATGTCACCAGTATCTACACCAGCGCTGCTGGAAAGGCTGATGATCTGAATACCTTTCAACTTAAGACTGGTGCCGTATGTAACACCATCCTTGAGGATGTAGGGCTTCTGGAAGAACGCAAGCTTCACAGTACTTCCGCTATAAACCGGAAGCGCTGAGTTATTGATGACCGTACCCTCACTATCGACAATCGTGGGGCAGTTGTCCTCATTCCAAGAGAACTTGACTTTGTACTTACCATCGGAAACTTCTTCCCATGGTTCAGGCTTCAGCGTTGCACGCTTTGGGTTCTTCAACTTGGATTCACACCACTTGAGAACTTCAGTGCGGTCTGCTTCCAGTTGTTCGATCAGATCATCAGTAAAGACAGTAGCAAGAGAGTAACCAAACTTGCTGGGCTTCATCACAGCCTGATAACCTTCAAGGACAACAGGCTTTTCGGTGACGATAGTTTTGGGGGCCATTAACAGAAAAAATAGGTGGATTCAAGAACGGAATCAAGATCGAGATCACCAATGATCGGCGGCTCAGTCTCTGCTCCGATGGCTTCAGCAAAATCCAGAAGTGGATTGCTGGATGAAAAGATTTCGCAGTAGGTTTCCCTGACTACGTGATTCAATGTGCCCATATCAGTTGCCCGACAAAGCACTGAATCGTGGATCACCGTGAACGGTGCATTGAACTTCAAGAATGCCAAATGTAGTATTGAGGCATCCGCGCTATGAATGAGATTGGGAGCTGTGCTGGACTTATGACCAGCAACATCTGGTCCTTCGTGACCTGTAGTTAGGTTCACTTCACAACGACCAAGGATCTGCAAAAGTACAGTCGATACTTTCCTTTTGCGTCTGTTCTGTTTAACAACAAAACCTGATGGCGTCTCCCAAATAAGGTGATCTACGCCGCGTTTGAACGCTGCGCCAACTTCTTGTTTGATCCAATCCATGACACGCATTGGACCGGGGACAACCTCATACATCGCTTCTCTGACTGCATTAACAATCAGAGTGAGTTCTTCTGGTGTGAACTCAGCATCCTTTTCCTTTAGAGCTTCACGGATGTAAGCCCTGTTGGAATGCTTGGTGGCGTTGTATGGAATGGTCATCACTGTTCTCTTTGTGACCTTCCGATCAAGGAGAGCAGCTAGGTGATCTGGCAGCTTTGGCTTAGCCGTTTCTGCCACAACTTTGTATGCATCCTGTGGTGTATCTGACGGAAAGACATTGACCAACTTTGCAGTTGATTGATCTCTCGCCATACCAGCCAGGATCTGTAGTCCTGAGCACGTAGCGTCAATAGCAACTGGCAGATTTGTCCAACTTCTTGTGCATTCAATGACACAAGCGTTGTACTCCTCACATGCAGCGAGGAACTGCCACGGCTCATCTGCTGCCTCCCATTCAGCTATCTCCACAAGTGGAGCGTTAGCCACACGAGAAATCAGGTCTTGGTTCTGGAGAACCCAATCCTGACGTTCTTGCATCGTGGCTTTGTCTAACCCATAGGTTGTTGCCACTTGGAATGCCAGCCAGGCTTCCGCTTCATCCGTCATGAACGACGGCTCAGCAAACTTCAGTAGAGACTTACCGAAGTCAGTGTCTTGTGGGGTGAGAAAGGCTGGGATCGGATACGTTCGACCTCGATAGTCAAAGGACCACGGGAGATAGAACTTGTCTTTCCCCTTGAAGATCTTGACGGTCTCCATGGTCATTCGTGTACGGCAGGACCGTTTGAATGACGCAGCGTTGTGGTTTAACACCTCTGCTGCTTGCCGTCTGTACTCGTGCCTAGCCTCTTCGTTCTCCGCAATGTCGAACGGTTTGTTGGGGAGGGGTAGCTCAATGATCGGCAAGAACTTACCGACCTTGTACTGGCGCTCCATCAAGGTCTCAGCCACGTCGACGATGAACTCGTTGAGCGTGTAGGCAACCTTCTGGAGCTTGTTCAAAAACAGGAGTGGCGTGTTCCCCTGTACTAATCCGTTATCGCCCCTGCGGACCATCTCATGCCCATGCATAACCTCGTTGAGGAGGTAGCCACCAGCCTTGATGGGACTCCAATCTCGTGGTGGGACCAACATGGGCCAAGCCATTGGGGCAAACATCAGCGCGTCTTGCATCAGCTCCTCCTTTTGCATGGCAAAGAGAAGGCTGGGGACAATCAAGGTGCAACGCTTTTTGTCCTTGATGACCATGTGTTTGTCAAACCACTTAGTGGCCTTCATCACACAGTCAAGAAGCCATCCTCCGAGCTTCGCTCGTATGGTCGTTGTCCAATTGTCCCAGTGATGCTCGTGCCGATTCATCATCGTGCGAGCCACCGTGGCCTTCTGCTGGGTGCCACAGGCGCTGTGCCAGTACTGCCGCTTGATGCGGTCATACAGGTCAGGATCCTGAGCCTCATACCAGCGGAGCTGACACTCCTGCTCAAGGGCCTGGCCAATGGCTGTGATCACATTGGCGATCTCATTGGCCCTGTCCTTTGGACTAAACACCTTATCGAAGGTCAGCTTCAACGCAATGGCTGCTGCTGCCTCCGGTTCGATCTCAGCGAGGTACTGGTGGATGGTGGTGAACTCGACGCCGTTCTTGCCCTCATGGATGCGCTTGAGGGTGTCCTGTATGACCCGTGACACCTCTCCAAGGGCTGCCTGGATACTTGCGGACCCATAGACCGTTGCCGACCCGTAGGAGCGCTCCTCCAGCTTGCGTGTCTGATCGAGAAGGCGTTCCCGCCCGTAGGCAATGGCCCTCTTTTCCAGTTCGATTTGTTGCTCGGTGAGAGCAGGTGAAACCATGCTTGTCTCAAGAAATGTGTGCAGTTAGTACCGGTAAAAAGTGCTATCCACTAGTGGAGCGACCTAGACAAAAGAAAAGACGGGGACTAGCCCCGCCTTGACTCACTAATGCAGTGCTGAGAAACGCGAACCTGAAACTAGCGCGTCTACCAATTCCGCCACATCCGCAAGTGGCACAAGGTCAACTGGCGCAGTCGATTTCAAGGAAAAATCGAGTCGTCAGACCCTGTAAATCTCGGTTTTGGACTCACCGAAACGGCGGCTCAAACCCGATGAAAAGAGCGTATCACAGCACCGCTAGGAGCGGTTAGATCCGAGCCATTGCAGCTAGTTGTGGCATCTGGGCCAGCAATTGTTGCAAAGCATTAACCTGGTTGAGGAGCTGGTCATAGGACGGTTGAGCCGGCTCAGGAGCAGGTTGGGTTGCCCGATTGAGCTGATGGTTCAGCGCATCCTGTGCCTGGTTGCGAGCCACGTCCGAGATCTTGCAATAGCGGAGTGTGGTCTCAATCCGTTTGTGGCCCATCAAGTCTTTGATGGTCAACGGCGGCACACCAGATTCATTGAGAAACGTGGCGTAGCTATGACGCAGTGAGTGGATCACATGTTTTTCATCAATCCCCACATATTTGCGGATCTTGTTGAATGAGCGTCGTAACGAATCAGCACTGCCGAAGTCATCTGCAAAGATGTGCTTCTTTGGTGGCTGATCACGTGTCCTTTCAATCATGAACGGAAGGATCCGATCCTGAATAGGAATCACACGCCAGTTCTTGGCCTTGGTGATGAAACCGTCACGCCCACCTACGTGGATACGCAGGTTAGGGATGTCAACGTCCATCACTCTGAGCTTTTGAAGCTCACCCAGGCGCATGCCAGTCAATCCCAGCGTTAGGAAGATCTCCCCAATCGCCGGGTAACCAAAGACATTGCATGCAGCCTCATACAACTGCTCCATCTGTGACATCGTGAACCACGTCAGACGTGACTCCGAACCAGTGAACATCTCCAACGCTTCAAACGGAACCTCGTCAATAAAACGATGCCGTTTGCAGTGATTGACGATAGTTCTAATGGTGTCGATGACCTTGTTAGCAGTCTCTTTTGATGTCCAGTTACGTTCATCTTCAAGCTCAAAGATTAGCTGAGTAACGCCAGCCTGATCAAGCCTAGAGATAGGGTAACTAGCGCCTCGCAACTCAAGTACATGATTGACTTGAATGGTGCGAAACATCGAAGGCTTTGCAATGTCACGCGGCCTTTGATCTTTAGGTAACTGTTGAATACGTTTCCACTCATCAACAGCCTTGCGTTCACGTACCCATGATTCACGAGTCTTGAACGTGTACTCTGCACATTCACCAAATGTGCGACTAGGTGCCATAGAGAATCCTCTTGATTGTGAGAGCAAAGCGTTCACCACGGGGTGTCAGAGACAAGATGTGGCGAGCAGCCATCAAAGGGTCTGGTTCCTTTTTGATTAAGTTAGGGCCGGGTTTTCCGAACCTATCCCAATCCGAAAGCGTGTCCGTATTACGACTTGCACTAGCAGAACTCATCTTAAGATCTTTCTCAAGATCAGTCTGTAGCACACGTTCATGGATTGCGATGTATAGAAATGCTGCGATAGCTTGAGCCGGTAGACTCTTTTTAAGGGCCCTAAACTCAGCTATCACCTCTAAAAGAGGTAACAAGTCTTCATCAACAACCTGCTTGAGGACCACTTTCGTCGGGATCAGACCACTCCCAAACTAGCTCAAAACACCCCATTGCTGCACTAATGGAGGATTTTGTGCAGCTTAAATTCAGCTTTCGTGCAGCGAAGTGCTTCTGCCAGCCGCAGTAAAATCCGATGTAGGAAAAATAAACGAGGGTCAAGCTTCCAAGGCGACTTGTAGAGGGTTAATACAATAATACTGGCGTACCAACTGGTCAAGTGGTGTTTCGTCATACCGGGCGCAATATGCAGAATAGGCATAAAGCGACGGATGCACCGTGAGATCATTAAGATCCTCCGGTTCGCATTGGTCAATGGTCAACATCATTCGGGAAGGTAGTTAATCGTTCCGATAATGGAGTTGGTCAAGATTGTGACCTCATCATCAGACAAAGCATGATCTCGTATGCGGTTGTGAGCCTTTGACTCCAGCTTGTATGCATACTCTTTCAGTTTGTTCTGCTTGCGGTCATAGACACGAACAACAGCACAGTAAGGATCAGGAAGATGCCATTGCATGACTTCCTCCATCACTTCCTCAACTGTTGCTGTTTCGATGTCGTTGTCGCTTAGGTTGTGCACCTCCTCCCATTCGTTGGGAAATGGATCTTTCTTGGCCATATGATGGGAGCTTAAAGCATCGTTCTAGTTCCTGGATTGATTCCAGATCACCTTCGCAGTCAACAAGGCATGCATTGAGCATGCAGAATTGACGGCTTAGGCGTTGTTGTAGCGGTTCAGGCAAGGAGTTGAGTCCTTGTGTGTACGGCAGCCTTTTGCTGTCGTGGAAGAAAAATAAGAGGGGGCGTTACTTCACGCGCCACAACTCCCCTTGGGCGAGGATCCACTCTCAACAGCGGTGGATCGGTGCTTCTTATGTAGCCGTGGTGAGGGCTGCTCCGGCATTCGCTCGGGATCGCTCCCGATGCATCAATAATGCCGCAGCCCTCCACTTCTGCAACGCTTACCGGCCAGTCCTTGGATCGTCACACAGGGCACGCTCCACTAGGTACGCCACAAGGTTGGACATGCTGCGTCCCTCCTTCTGTGACCGCTCCTCCACACGCTGAAAAACCACCCCGCTCAACACCACTGTGAGCCGTTGGGTGGTAGTGCGCTTGTACTTGCGTGCGTTCATGAGAACTTGGGTGCGTCCTTGTGATGTCGTAACGTTTTTCCCGCCCGGTACATGTGTACTGGCTGTCAATGGGCACAAGAAAAGGCCCCAGGGGAAGAACCCCCAGGGCCATGTGCCTTGGCTGCATCCGCGCTGGCCGGAGTGCTGCCGTATTCAGTTCTTCAGAGATCCTAGCATCATGCGATGGTAGCCTCTACTTTCTTTGCTTGTGTGCCGTGCGCTTTGAATGCAACAACGCAGGATCTATCGGCTATTGAGCATAGCTTACACTCTGCACAGTTTTTATCGCTCCATTGTGCGGGGCAGACAAGGAACTTAACGCCGGCATGTTCCCACGTCTTGCGTGATTCGTTCTTGGGAACAATGCACACGCTAGGGATTCCTTGTTTGTGCAATTCAGCAGCGTGAGACTGGCTGTGTGCTGATGCATTAACAGTCATTCCCATCTCTGGGGCTTGCTTAACAATCTCACGGTTCCCGTAGTGTGTGAGATCGTGGTGAGTGTAGGTCCAAGCTATTAGCTTACGCTCGGCGCATGCATTAGCAATCAAACCGAAAGCGTAGATGTTGATAATACCTTGTGAACTAGGTAGATCACCAGCCTGATTATGTCGCATACAGCTACCCTCTGGCAGTGTTTTGATTGCTGACACAAACGACTCAATATCTGTACCCCTAGGTTTCTCTCTGTATGGGCCATCGGATACCGCATCCCAGTGTAGTTTGAGCGGCCCTGATTCTGCATAACAACCGCTACCCTTTAATGGGCATGTTGCAGGGCAGCTATCCCTAGACGTTGTTGATACTGCAATCGGGCCAGTCTTTACGTTGCTGGATTTCTTTGTCAGGTGATACCAGTGTGCCATGGTTACTCTTTGCAGTAGTGGAGGAAGTTAGCTAAAAACAACACGCCAGAAGTAGAGATCCTCATCATCAGGTAGATCATCCTGAGCGCGTCTGTGTGTGCGGATCTCTCGCAGTTCCTGATAATCTTCTGTCCAGGGAGCTTCGTCAGGGAACAAATAAGGGTGGTTCATTAGAAAGGGTTGCTCCAGGTGTTTACTTGCTTGTCAGTAACTAGTCCGTCACGATGTAGCGTATCAATGAAGTTAAGCCACGCCTGACGCTTCATTGTGCGATCATGATCGTATGAACGTCCGACGCATTCTCTAAACTCGACTAGTGCTTGTGCTTTT